GCAAAGCTCCAGCTCTTTGGAGTCACGTCTGAGTTATCAGTGTAGATGTCAAACCAAGTGTCATTTGTAAACAAAGGGTTGGTAAAAGTGATAGATGTGTTTCCAGTGGCAAGTGTAGCCTCCATCTTTCCACCGACCTGGGCCTTTGTATAGACCATATTCACAGCTGTGACCTGAGTTGTGTTTGCTGTGTACTCAGCTATGATCATTTCACATACTGTTCCACTGGCATTTATATCCTCATAGGTTGGTGTGTATGGTGTAAGCTCAGATCTTACTGAGATAACCTCATCAGTAGTGGTGTCAAACTTCACGATAATATATCCAGTGCTCTCACTGCTTGGCAGGTCCACATTCAGAGTCATAGCATCTGTTGTGAAGTCTCTGCCCTCCATGATTCCGTACATGGCAGGGATAGAAATCTGATTGGCTCCTAAAGTGGTGATAGTTATATCTTTGAAAAGGCCATCAACAGGAATAAGCTGCCTAAAAAGGTTAGCATCCTCAGATGGTGATACGTTTGAGCCTGTGGCTCTAACTACTTTCATACTCATATTTTATTCCTCCATCATGCCTCTAACTTGAATTTCAGAATTGTTCCGCCAACAACAGCGGCTGCTGCCGATACATCAGCCCAGGAGAAGAAAACCTTTCCATTCTCGACTGTCTTGCTCCACACAGCTGTGTAGGTGTCATTTCCATTCTGCTGGTAGCTCTTTAAATAGTTTCCGCCGCTTGATTTAATCATGTAGAGTAACATATCATCTTCTCCTTTGCATTTTTAGTATTGTGGTCAAATTGGTCCTAACATAACCAAAAACCATGCGCACATACTTGACATTCACCTGCTCAAAGCCTGTCAGGATCGTGCTGTAAGACACGCCCTCAGGTGTCACAAGGTTGTAAAGCTGTCCAAGTCCGCCTACTGGCATGAGCTTGGATTCCGTGTTAAACGTGACAATGATCTCGTGGTTGAAGTCCGTGTTTAACATGGATGTCTGAGCATCCAAAAGGGCAACCTCCTCAAAGGTCTTTTCTTCTCCCTCTGTGGTGTCCTGAGTTGCTGTCTTTTCTGTATAGGTCACTGGTGTGAGCCTATCTGTTGACCCATCAGAGTCAATCGTGCCATCTGAGTGCAGATAGTAGGTGACTGTGTTGGTGCTGTCCTCTGTGTCGTAGTATTTAATCTTGTTATACGTGCCCTCAATTGAGTGGATGTCAATGTCATAGTCTGGTGTGTCTGCCAGTCCTAGCTTCATGGTCCACACATCTGAGGTGTCTATCTTGTCAATCGTAAGAGCTACGGTCTTAGCCGCAAAATCTACTACCCATGTGAGCATGATCTCGTACTTTTGCAGGAGCATCTGAACAAAATTGAACAGATTTATTGACTCAAGCTGTCCTGGCTCCGTTGCCTGTGCTAAATACTCAATCATTGTTGTGGAGAGATAACTGCAGCTAAATCCGTAAATATTTTGCTCCGTGTCGGATCCATCATAGAGGTCTAGGAGCCGATCATGGAGCCACTCTTCTGCTGACTTTGTTTCAAATATGCTCACATCTTCCATGACATCCACATTTAAACTCTTCATGAAGTGGACAAATGAGATCTTGGTCTTATTTTTGTCGTAGGTGACATTTGAGATAATTCCATAGAAATAGATCTGCCCCTCTTCACGGATCGCTATGTAGTCATTGACATGAGCCACTACAATTGCGGATAATTCCACGGAGCTTGTGTCCTCTACAAGGTAATCTATTCGGATGTCCTTGGACGCCACAGCCCCAAACGATATGAAGTTAAAACTAGGATCATATATCTCTGCTCTATACCGTGTCATACAACTCCAATATCTCCAAATAAGCGGTAACATCTGCTCCGCTGTCATCTGTTATAGTGATCTTGAAATCTCCAGTCGGCAGGTACAAGAAGTTTTCTCTTGTTACATCTGCATCCTGATAGAGATTCTGCACAAACTCATTCTGATCTGTATATTCTGCGATCTCTAGCCCATCATCCCTTGAATTGATAACAAGCTGATTTCCGTCAAGGATCTCTGCTGTGACCTTACCGCTTGCGATCTGCTGATTGTTTACGGAAAGCACCCATGTAGGGTTGAGCATATAGCCTTTGATATAAAGAACACATGGAGCCTTGTACGGACTGTTGTTTATTCCATCAAGAACACCTGTCAGTGCATCATAATAGGTGTAGCCATAGCTATAAGTATATTTCTTTGCATCTGCCCCACCTGGATGAGCTGACAGCGCACTTCTGAGGAAATACCACTTAGATTCACCAGCAAATGTGATAGGACATATCAGCCTGTTGTTTTCATGACTGATCTCTGTCTTACCAAGGCTCTCTATTGAACAATCAAGCCTATATTCTGTGTTCAGTGGCTTATATACGAGCTTTAATGGCTGTATTGCTATGTGATCTGCAAATGCTTTGTAGTCCTCATAGCTTCTAAAGATCATTTCCCCTGAGACTGTCTTTTGAGCCCCATAGGATTCTATCTTCTTGTAAAAATCTCCTGTCCTTAAAAATGACATTGAGTTTTCCAATCCCAATCCATCAGGAGCATGGAAAAATCCATGAGAGGACATGAGATCGAATTTCACACCATTTCCATTTAGTAAATAAAACTCTCTCATTCTGTCCTCTCCTTAGATATAGAGTGCACCAAGCTGTCTGTTGATGCTTCTCACTATTTCTCTTCCATCTGCTTCGGTATAACCTCCGCTGAATGTAAAGTTGTTGTTTAATGTCACGTTGGCGCCAGCTGACATTGGAGCTGCTATATCTGCTGCCACATGAGCCGCAGCAGCCTGCACCTGGTATCTTCCTGCTTCAATACCTGCTGCCAATTGTTTCATCATGTCAGGCATGAATGTGTGGAAGTTGGAAAGCGGTCCTTTGTCCGGCTCTGAGAAGTGAATGAACTCTGCGATCTTCTCAGCCACACCCTCAATAGCGTCACCAACCTTGTCCACCATGGACTCGATACCATCAATGAGGCTCTGTATCATATCAACGCCCCACTGATAGAACTTATCAGGGAGTGATGCGATAAAGTCGCATATCTCAGTTATCTTCTCAGTGACAAACTCCACAAGCTCCTGGGCTTTTGTTGTTACCGCAAGTCCAATAGCTACAAGTGTGTTAAATATCAGTGTCTTTATCTGCTCCAGTGATGTTCCAAAGAAGCTCAAGAGCACATTGATGGTGCTCAGGATCCACTGCCACCATATAGCCCATGTTTCTTGTATCAGAGTCCAAATTGACTGTAGGAATGTCTGTAAGCCTTGCATGAACAACTCCTTATTACCAGTCAGAACGCCTGTTATCATGTCAATCACAGACACGATCCTAGTGAACAGAGCGTCAAGGATAACGGAAATTAACTGGAACGCCGCCTCAAACGCTGGGCCAAGGATAGCACAGAAGTTCTCCCACAGTGGCTTTACAAAGTTAACAACATTCGTAAACGCCTCTTGAATAGCTGGGAGCCTCTCTTCTATCTGTGATGCAAAACCACTAAATGATTCTTTGATGTGGTTCCAAGTCTCTGTCATACTGTTGCGGAACTGTTCATTGTTGTTCCACAAAGTAGCAAATGCCGCAATAAGTACGCCGATAATGGCAACGATTGCCGCAATAGGACCAAGAGCCGCCACAAATGATGTGCTCATAGCTCCAACTGATCCTGTGATACCTTGGATTCCAGTAGCTATAGCTGGTGCAAACTGCATGATCTGACCAACTCCAACAATCAGTTTGCCGATTATCATAAGGAGTGGACCAACAGCCGCTACGATAGCAGCTATCTTCATGATCTGAGCCTTTTGAGCGTCATCCATTCCGTTTATTGTGTCTATGACCTCTTTTGCCTTAGCGACAAACTCGGTCAAGTATGGCATCAAGAGCTCACCAAAACCAACAGCAACCTCTGTGAGAGATGCTTTGAGCTGGCTCATCTTAGCTGCCATAGTTGCGTATCTCTTTTCAGCCTCAGCTGAGAGGGCTGCATTCTCATCCCATGCCAAATTACCTTTTTTCATGGCATCAGATACAAGTCCGTGGGAGTTAGCAAGTCGAGTGAGTGTATCTCTCAGACGTACTTCTGTGAATCCCATATCTTGTAACATGGCAATTGTGGATTCCCCTGCTGCCTCTGTATCTCCTAAGCCATTGATGAAAGCCTCAAGTGCTCCCGGAGCATCTTTTCTATAAAGCTCAACAAATTCCTCTGTGGAAACACCTGCAACCTCAGCAAAGTTTATAAGGTTGTTACCATTCTTGATAACTTCCTTGATCTCTGTGGTTGTCATTCCAAGGGAACTAGCAAGCTCTTTAAATCCCTTTGTATCATTGGTTGACATGAGCTCAATCTCTCTGAGATTCATGCCAGCCTCTTCTGTCAGTGCGTTAACCTGGTCAAAACCAGTCTCAACTGCAACCTGCATCTTAATCATGGCCTTACTGAAAGCTGAGCCACCCATTTCAGCCGCAATTCCTACGGATGAAAGAGCTGTAGCAAGTCCAAGGATCTCACCCTGTGTCAGTCCTACCTGAGCACCTGCACCTGAGAGCCTTGTAGCCATCTCCATGATGTCTGCCTCAGTAGTAGCGTAGTTATTACCGAGATCAACGATAACTGCTCCGAGCTTATCTACCTGGTCAAGGCTCATGTTGGTTACATTGGCAAACTTAGCGATAGATGATGCAGCCTCTTCTGATGAGAGGTTTGTTGTATCACCAAGCATTACCATTGTTTTGGTAAAGTCTGCTATGTTGTCAGCGGAAACACCAAGCTGACCAGCAATCTCCATTACAGCAGCGATCTCATTCTGACTTGATGCAGTAGTCTTAGCGATCTCGTTAATGCTGTTCTTCAAATCGTCATAGGTTGTCGTGGCTGTCTCGTCTACTGTTTTCATAACTCCAGTAAACGCTGTTTCCCAGTCAATAGCCGACTTAGCAGAAGCACCAAAGGCCGCCACAATAGGAGTGGTGATCTTTGCTGTGAGGTTCGCTCCAATAGAGCTTACTTTATCACCAAATGCTTCTAGCTTGGTGCCCATGTCAGAGATCTTGGATGCAGCCATATCAAGATTGGAGGGCAACTGTTTGAGCTCGTTCTCCATCTCGTTTAGCTCGGCAGTGGCAAGGTTGACATTCTGCTGCCACTTCTGCATAGCCTCTTCGTTCTTCTGCACTTCTCTCTCAAGTCGTGCGATCTCGGCGCTATCTTCTGTGACAGCACTCTTGTGCATGTCTAACTGCGCTTTATTGTCCTGGTATGCCTGAGTTGCTTTTTCAAGCATACCCTTCATGGACTCTACCTTGCTTTTTTGGTTGTTTATCTGCTCTGACAGCAACTTATACTGCTCAGAGTTTTGTTTCATGGTCTTTCCATTAGAATCAAATGAGCTTGTCAGCGCTTTCATCTGAGTTGCTAATGTTTTTGACTGCTGGATAATGCTATTTATTTGTTTTCTGTACTCGGCTTCGCCTTCAATACCTATTCGAGGTCCAATATTAACCGCCATATCATCTCAACTCCATAGCTTCAGCAAATGTCATTTTGTCCTTTTTTGGTCTCGCACTTCCCTTATAAATAGAGAAGCACATCACCATATCCAGCATCTCTCCATATCTAGTGACCAATACTTCTTCTCTAGGTATATTCAAAAGATGCCCATAAAAAATGAGCCAAGTCTCATTTAATTTGATGCTGGCTCCTTTTCTGTTTTTTTTCCTTTTGCTTTTTCCGGCTCTGCTTTGATCTCGGTTTTCATCCCAGATCCGATCTCACCCATGAGCTCATTCTGTAAACCTTCAAGCTCATCAATGGTCATGCAGAAAACCTCTTCCTTGTCCAGTGGCCTACCTTCGTAGCTAGGGTTTGAAAACTTCTGCCTAGCCTCATAGCCCTCAGACATGGCAACAGCCAGCTCAGCGATAACATCTATCACCTTTTCTGTGCTCTGCCCTTCAAATATCAGTCCTATGTTGGAAATATCTCCATCAGGGCAAAGCCTTGCGACTCTCCTTGTGGTTCCAACTGTAAGTAAAAAATGAACGTCTCTACCGTTTATAAACATGGTTACCTCCTTTTGCCCTCATAAATGGTTTTAGATCAAGTTGTAGCTCCGCCGGAGATTCCAAAGAACTCCTGAAGCTCTGCCTCAGCAAGTGCCTCAGATGAGAATGCGCTTCCTCTGTATCTCCAATTCTTGTTAGTTGTGTCATCTCTCATGAGTGTTGCTGTGAGAGTTGTTGTCTGCCAGTCGATCTCATCTTCCTGTGTTGCTCTCTCTTCCTCAGGAATGTTGAACTTAACCTTTGGAAGAACAACAGGCTGATAGGTTGTAACACCCTCAGACATCCAACGAACAATGAAACCAACGCCACAGAATGGAACTGAGTTAGCATCACCATCACCTACCCATCCATCAACTGCTGCTGGAGCTCCAAAGATGAGATCCTCAGTGTCTCTGAAAAGACCATCAACCTCAAGCTCTACTGTTCCGCCAATGAACTCACCAGCGGCGCTCTCAGCTACGATATTATCAGCGTAGAAGTTGTTGTCCTCTGCGCTTTCAGGCTGCAGATTTACGGAAACACCTCTTGCAAGGAGCTGTCCACTTGAATAAGTAACACTAGTTCCTGTGTTTGAATAAGTTGCTACATAAGGCTTTGAAAAACCTGTGCAAACTCTTCCTGCTACTGCCATAGTTAATTTCCTCCTAATGTATTATTTTTGATATTTCACGCTCGACCACTTGCGTCATTGTCATTTCGCAAGCGCCTTTGCTTTTTCGTGTTGCTCTATCCACAAATGGATTCTTTTTTCTGAATGACGTACCACTGTTCACGGATCGTGCGATCATGCTGTTGGGCTGTCCGTTTGGGTATTTCTTTGTCTTTTGCTTGTTATAGCCATCAAAACCGAGCTTAACATGACGATAATCACCATCAGTCTGAGCGTGAGAGATACCAAAGCCCTCAATGAGCCCCTGCTTCTGTACAGAGGTCACTCCCTTACTACCATATTGGTTATTAACTGGGAGGCTCTTGATCTCCGCCGCTACTTCTTTGGCTACCAGTCCAGCGCCCTCATAGATTGCTTTACCAATCGTAGGCCCTGTGTCAGCTTTTAGTCTCTCAAGCTGTGCCAAGTATATGTCTATACCCTCAAACTTCCAACTAGCCATGTTATCGCACCCAAAACTCCCATTCATGATGAATGAAAGTCGTTTCCTCTTCATACTGAACAGAATTGAGCCTAAATGAGACATTCTCCAAGTCGTTCAAAGCCTCCTGGATCTTATCAACATTCTCGTCAAACTCTGTCTTTGTGAAGTAGTCAATGGTTCCGTGTAGTCCTTGTTTCTGCTTTTTGTTGTCAGCATCAAGTGAACTGCTTTCCTCATCCTCAGCCCACACAATATAAGATTTCACGCCCTTAGGAGCGCTTCTCCAATAGTGGTATGAGTTTTCGGTAATCTTAGCCAGTTCAGTGCCGATCTGTTCAAGTCGTGACTGTATCGAGGTCATAATATTCCTCCAATCTTGTCAATGTGAGGTCTATAGCACCCTCCTCAACGATCTCCTGTATGGCAGAAACCAAAAACTGGTTGTCACTCTCTTCATTCGGAAATACCACATATAACTGTTGGGTATATGACGGTACTTCTGTGTTAAAGCATCTAACAAGGAGAGAGATCTCTTGGTTGGCTCCCATAGCTGCATACAACCTGTTGTAACCAACAGTCCTTTTGCGGTAGTACGCACTAACAACTGTTTGGAGCTTTTCTACTGGCATAAATCCAGGAGTCGCATCATTCACCAATGTGCAAATGTTCAAAATCCCTTCTCTATCCATCAATCAATCCTCTCCAAAGGTGGTAAAAGTGCTTGACATCAAAAGTGTCT